CATCTGTCCTGCTCCGATCTGGCGCGCCACCTAGGTTGCACCAGCCGGGGGCGTGGACGCGCGGGGATAAACGGCTGGGGAAACTAGATGCCGTCGAGGCGGACGATCGCGCGCGGCTTCGGCACGATCAAGCCCGCATAACGCGAGCGCATGATCACCTTCACGACAAGGCCTCGCTCCTGGGGCGGCATCGGCACGAGCCGGAGGGGCATGACGCCTCGCACGACGCTCGGCGAATTGCGGTAGATCAAGCAAGAGTCACCCGTCACGGACCCCGTGTCCGCCTTGCCGACGAGCCCGTTTTCGAACTCCCACCGTGTGATCTCTGGGTTGTTCCGCTTCAAGAACTCCAACACGGTGATATCCGTCGCCGTCGAACTGCGCAGAGTCTTGATCCGCTGCCAAGCGACGATCGGGAACAGCGCGGTATCGGCCTCTTCGACTCCTGCCGTTGCCAAACGCTGCCCGGTGACGGCCGCGTTGAAATCCGCTTCGATCTGGGCCGCGGTCGCGGCGGCCCAGTTACCGGTGATCGCAGGTTCCACGAGGATGCCGGGGTAACGATACAGCCCGGGGATGCTCCCGTCGGCGCTACCGTTTCTCACGAGGTTGTTGACGTCGCGATCGTGACCGTCGCGACACGCCTCGGACTTCTCCGCGACCATCGACCACGATCCCTGTACCTGCGCAGTCTCGACGTCTTGGACGCTGTACTTGAACGATTTGGCGAGCGTCACCGCGCGATTGACGTGGAACTCCCCCTGAAGTTCGATCGCGCCGATGTCCTCGGCATCATCAGCCACGATCCCGTCATCAGGCCCGTCCGTATGCAACAACTCCTGCCACCCCACTTGGAGCGCGCCGGCGGGCACGCTCGTGTCCCACGAGATCAAGCCGTCGTTGACGAACTTGAGTTTCTCGTTCTCATGACGGAACACCTCCGCGAGAGTCGTCATCACGAGGTGCTGTGCGAAAACGCCGGTCTGGGCATCCGCGCGGAACAGTGACATGCGGGCGATCTCCGCCTTGGCCATGTCGTTGTAGCCGCGAAGGTAGGCGTCCTGTGAACGGTTGTTGCTAAACATTTGTCGTGGTCCCGTCTGTTCCTGAAATGATGTTCGGCTTCAGATCTCGCGACACTACTTGATCCGCACGATGGCCAGGTTGTTCGCGGCGGCGGCGGAGTCCCATTCCCACCCGATCATGCGCTTCGTGTCGAGCACGCCAGCGACCGTTTGGGTGATCGTAATCGTGCCCGCTTCGATCGAATCGGCGATGATTTCATAGGCCGCCGAATCGGCCGTCAGGATCAACGATTGATCGTCGCCGCTGCCGGAAAGCGACGTTGTGAGGTAGTTGCCGATGTCGCTGTTCAGGTCGATGTCCGCTTGCAGGGCAGTCGAGATCTCGGTTTCCGTCGCGCTACCGTCGGACAGGAAAACCGCGTTCATCGATGCGAGCAGCTCCCCGGTGTCGCGATGCCGGACCGAGATGGCCAGCTCGTAACGGGTCGAGTTGACCTCCGTCGCCTCCACGTCAAGGACCTGGGCCACTCCATCATGGCTGTTCCGCAGGGCCCCGAACTGCTCGGTGCCTGTCGCGTTCGTGCGCACGTACACGTCGTCCCCCACGGCAACGGCAGTCTCGGGACGCACCCACCGAGCGCCGCGCTTGCATACGGACACCATCGATGCCGCCGCAAACCCGTCGGTGCCGCTCGCGCCGGAACCATCCGCGGGGAGCGGCTTGATCCCCGTGCTGCCGAGGACCGTGATGCCGTCGATGTCCTTTGCGGGATCGCTGGAAACTGGCAGTCGGATGTTGCGGCCTGTCCCCGTCCGCACCACTGCGACCCCGAGCGGAAGATCCGCGACCGTGCCGCTCGTGACCAACGCGGTCACGAGGGTGCCCGGCGACGTCACGGTCAGCGATCCGACCACGAAGTTCAATCCGAAATGCCGCATCGTGATCGTCAGGACGCCGGCCCCGTTGTTCGACAACGTGAACAACGATCGAAAATCATCGTTCGCGGCCAACACGGCGGCGAGCGCCGTGGCGATCGCGGCATTCGTTTCCGCGGCGGCCCGGGTGAACGATGCCACGATGTCCGGGATCCCATATGGCAATCCCGTCAACGTGAACGCGTACACGCCATCGGTCGCGGTACCGCCGACGGTGACGGTTCGAGATTCCTGGGCATCCGGGTACACACGCGAAACGACCAGGTCATCCTCCGCATAGGCGGCGGCGCCGAGGGTACCGTTATTGGGAACGTAGTTGAGTTGCGGCATGACGATCCTCGTTTCCTCGCTTGTTCGTCAAAGTTCTCGGTGGGGTGTGAACGTCGTTACGACGCGCTGCGACGCTGACGGCGTTCGTTCATACGTTGGGTAGACGCCGCGTACACATCCGCGAGGTTCGTCGGCGCCGCGTCGCCGTCCTCCTTGCGATCGTACGCGTCGAACGGATCGGTGGTCGCGTCGGCAACCTGCCGCTTCTCGAACGCTCTCATCGCAGCGTGGAAACGTCCCGCGACGTAATCAGGAGACGCCCCTTGCAGTTGGGCGATCGCATCCTGACCGTCGACGGCCACGATGACCTTCGACATGATCTGCACGGGCTTGAGCTTGTAGAGATCGTCGCCTGCGGCATCTCCGAGCACACGCTCCGCGTCGCGAACGAGTTTGAGCAGCGCGCCGATCCGTTCGCTCTCGCCATCCTGGTTGGCCTTGAGCTGAGCCGTCAACCCATCGACGACTCCTTGCAGTTGTTGAATCTTGGCCGAATCCATGTCCTTACCTTTCGCGTCTTCGTTCGCGTCTTCATTCTTCTCGGCGGCGCTCTCTTCTCCGATCTCGCCGGCCGGAGTCGTGGACGCGGGCGCCATCATCTGGATCTGAGCGAGCAGCGCTCGCACGACCGTCGCCAACATCGGCGACATCGGCACCGGACCGACACCGGGGATCTCGACGGTTTCAAGTTCCGGCGCGGTGGCCGGCGCGCCGGCCGGAGCAGGCGCCGGCGCGGCAGCCGGAGCGGACGCCGGTGCGGAGGCAACGGGCGCGGGGGGCATCGGGTCCTGGTCCTTCTTGGGAGTGGTCGAGATCGTCATGGCGGGTTCGGGGCGAGCCTCCCACGCATCGCCGACGAGCGCAAGCCGACAAATCGGCCCGGCGCGTCCTTCCTCGACGACCGCCACGTGATTACCCTCTAGATCGGTCTGAACGAACTGATAGGGCACCCCGGCAGGGGTCACCCCCGGGGAATCCCATACACGCGCGATGAACCCGATCGACAGCTCGCAGCATTCTCCGGCCATCACCGCGCGAATCAAGCCCGCATCGGTGATCACGACCGGCGCAACGATGTAAGTGACCCCATCATCATCGGTCTGTATCAGGACATCACCAATGTGTCCGACCTGATACGCCTTGACGTTGTCCGCCGTGACCATCTCCGGCGGGTGGTCCCAGGTCAGCGGCGCGAGCGAAAACGTGGCCGCCGCTTTACCTAGCTCGTCTGCCGATCGATACTCGTTCCATTCCTTCGTGCCGTCCGAATAGATTAGGGTGCCGTCGCGCGCGAGCCTGCTCGGGGGTACTCGCAAGAATCCCTGAGACGTGATCTCCGCTTGCAGAGAATCGCTCCGCGGGGCGAGGCTAAAACGAATCGTTGTTCTGTCCACGCGCACGCGCACGACGCTTCCATTTGCTGCGACGTCGCCGATCCCGAGCGCGCGCCGTGACGCCAACATGTCGTGTCCCGTAACTTGCTCTTGAGTTTCCTCACGCGAGTGCATGCGTGCCATCAACCGGTCGAGCGCCTCGCGGCCTTCTCGAAACGTCTCCGCGTCGATGTCACGCTCGCCGGTTGCCCAATCGATCGCGACATTTGCCAACTGTTTGTACGCACTCTGCACCGCGCGCGGCACGATCGTCAACACACCGTCGATCACGTCCGCCACTTGCAACTGATACGTCCATAGCCGCGCGGCCAGATCCGTGTCGTAAAAAACAAACGCTTTGCTCGCCACGTTCGCATCGACATCAGAACTATCGTCATCCAGCCGCGTCAACTCGAAGACACGATCGAACGCGTTCCACCGCGACCATGCATGATCGGCCGCCGCGATCGGCAAATCGCCGTCGAGCCCGACGCGCCAGCTCATGACATAACCTCAACCGAACCGGGCACGCTTCTCTCCCACGTTGTTTCCACGATCGACGCGCGGCCGGCCGGCCGCATCTGAAAGAGCCTGCATGGCGCCGAGGCACGCATGAATCGCCGCCTCGTCACCCTCTCCCCGGTCGATCGCCGCGTTCGCGGCGGCCACGCAAGCACGCCGCTCCCGCCGAGACTTGTTCTTGGCTACGGCCGGCGGGTCGTCGATCGTCCAGGGCACGCCCCTAATATGGCCTGGACACCGCGGCCGTGTAAAGGGGTGTACCGTGCATGGCGCATTGTGATACCGTCGACACGTGTCGAAAAGCCTAACGATCGATACGCGATCACTCCACGCCGCTCTAGACAGCGCACGGCGTCAACGCGGCGTCTCCTGGCGAGCGATCTCCCGCGATACCGGTATCCCGACGGGTTCGCTGATCCGCACGGGTGCCGGCAAGCGGCTCGAAGCGCGCCACCTCGTCGCCGCCTGTCGATGGCTCCATACCGACGTGGAGCAGTTCGCGATCCCGCCAAGAGACATCGAAGACAACGCGGTGGTCACCGTAAGAACCGCCGGGCTGTCACAGCACACCATCGACGCCCTGACGATCCTAGCTGAGCTGGGCAACCAGATCGCGCGCAACGACACGGGCACGCAAGAGTGAGTTTGCGTACCCAGGTCGCGCAAGCTCGCGCAGCTCGGGCCGACGTCGCGCGCCGCGACTTCGACGAGTTCGTGCGGTTCGCCATGCGCGATGAGGAGACCGGCCGCCCCATCTCGCAGGCACCGCTCCACGAGTTCTGGACGACGATCCGACAACGTCACCGACGCGCAGTGATCGAATCGGCTCCCGAACTCGGGAAAACTCTCCAACTCTCGCAGGCTTTCGTGTTGCACGAGCTTGGGCGAGATCCACGTTTGCGCGTAGCGATCATCTCCGACACGCAGAGCAACGCGCGCAAGAACGTCCGAATCATCGGAAACGCGATTCAGTTCAATGAACGCGTGCGCCAGGTGTTCCCGTATCTTCGCCCCGGCGCAAAATGGACAGAAACGACCTTAGAGATTCGACGCCCGCCGGAGATCAAAGAACCGTCTGTGCAGGCGTTCGGCATAGGGTCGGGAGCGATCCAAGGCGCCCGCATCGACCTAGCGATACTTGATGACATCCTCGTTCGCAAGAACACGCGAACGAAAACTCAACGCGACGACATCGAGGGTTGGTTCTGGGAAACCATCTATAACCGCCTCACGGAGGAGGGCAGAATCTACCTGATCGGCAACACCTGGCACCCAGACGATTTGATTCACAGATTGATGAAGCAGCGATGGCCCCACTATCGCTTCCCGTTGATCATCGACGCCCGGTGTGCCGCATACGCACCCATGTTCGTCGAGGGCGAAAGCGTCTGGCCGACGAGATGGCCGATGCACCGGATCGCCGACGTGAGGGCGCAGACGCCTCCGGCAGAGTTCGCCAGGATCCGTCTCTGCGTCGCGGCTGACGCGGCCACGTCGAGATTCCGCCCGGAATGGTTCGACCGTGCGCGAACGAGGGGAGAGTCCATCGGGTTCCTGCGCCAAGCGTCCAGCCTGCGAGACCTTTTCGCGAACGGCGTCGTGCCGCCTGACGCTCGCATAGGAGCCTACGTCGACCTGGCCACCGGCAAGGGCCGCGACGTCTCTGCGATCAGCGTCGTTCTCGGACGCAGCAACGGTGACCGCGCGTTGATCCACCTCCGCGCCGGCGACTGGAAGGCGGACGAGATCGGTAAGCACATCGCGGAGGTCCACGCCGCGTTCAAGTGCACGATCGTCGTCGAGAACGTAGGCACGCAAGACCTGTTCGCTCAACTCCTCAAGACATACTCTGATATGCCCGTTGAAACTTTCGACACACGTGACGATGTGAAGTTCCATCCAGTGCACGGCGTCGACGGATGGGCAACGGAGCTACACAATAACAAGTGGATCTTCCCCGCTGAGCGAGATCCTGAAATCGACGCACTAGTGGAGGAAGCGATCACGTTCCAGCCCGACCGGCACGCGGGCGACCGCCTGATGACGATCTTCTTCGCGCGCAACCACCTGCGCGGACTCTACGCGCACGACGACGAGGACGTCGACGCGTTCGCTGGCTTCGCCGCCGCCATGGGCGGGCGCGGAAGATGAACCCTGAGTCGATCGAATCGGTCTCGCAGGATGGCAGCTGTCAGCGGCGTGTCATCAAAAATCCTGAGCCACCATCGTGTCGATGAAAACGATCTTGGTCTTGCCCGCGTGGCCATGAACTCGCTCGACGTCTAGAAGCGAACCGAAGATCGTCGTCGACGACGTGGCCGTCCGCCAGCGTAGCGCCACCGTCCCGTCGCGGAACACGACGCCCTCGGCGACGATCCCCGTGCCCGACACGCCCGTCTCGTCGACCGTTCTGTCGAGGTAGAACCTGCGCATGGCCGTCAACCTACCAGAAAAAACCCCACCCCGGAATGGTCCGGGGTGGGGTTTGCCAGACACGCTCACCAATGAAACTCGGCATCACGATCCGCATACGCCTCGATCCGCGGGTCCTCCGGCATGGCATCTCGTCTGCGTCCGCGACACCGCCGCACTCCGAACATTCGTGGTCGTCATCGAGGTCAGGAGGATCCAGCCTGTAATCCGGCAAACGATCGCCGAACTTGTATCCCTCGCCCTCTTTCTTCCCCCGCCTAGCCCCCTAGCCCCGCGTAAAAAACCCCGCCCCGGACCATTCCGGGGCGGGGCATGCCAACACCGAACGTAAACCCTAGGCCAACGCGGCGTGCTCCACAACTCTTTCAATCAAGTCTTGCTTCGCGCTCAAGATGTCCAGCACGCGGCGGTCGAGCGCGTGGTCGCTGACCAGCCGCGTCACCACCACGCTGTCCGCGTCCTGCCCGATCCGGCAAACCCGGTCCTCCGCCTGCGCGTTGTCGGCAGGCGTCCAGCTCTGATCAACGAACAGGACCGAAGCGGCGCGCGTAAGCGTCAGGCCCACCCCGCCGGCCTGGATCGTCAGCGCGACCCCGCGCAACTCACCAGCCTGGAACCGCCGCACCGTCTCGGCACGCTCCTCAGCAGGCGTCGACCCCGTGATCGTCGCCCAACCCTCGCGGGCCCCGATCACGTCGACCGGCTCGCGGTGCGCGCTGAACACCAGCAACGGCGCGCCCGCGTCCTCGTGGTCCTCGACGACCTCGATCGCGGCCGGAATCCGGCTGGCCGCCAGGCTGGCGCGGATCGCCGCCATGCGCTCGAAAGCCGGGAGCTTGTTGGGGTCCCCCGCTTTCTCCCACGCCTGCCAAGCGGCGTCCAACTCGCGGCGGAGCGCGGCGGGAATCCCGTTGACCACCACGTCACGGCGCCTCTTGGCCGGGAGCTGCGGAAGGACGTCGGCCTTGCGGCGGCGCAGCATGACGCGGGCCAGGCGGCGCGCAGCCTCGGGGTCGGGCGTCCCGAAGTCCCACCCGCCCCACCGATTCTGCTCGCCGCGGAACAGGCGCAGGAACTCGCGCCAGGTCCAGCAATCGCGGGACAGGCCGCCCGCGCACAGCACCCCGTGTAGGTCCAGAGGCTTGCCGAGCAGCGGCGTGCCCGTCAGGAGCCAGGTGCGACCCGCGACCGAAGCGAGCCCCGTCAGACGCTTGCTCCGCGCCGCGCGGTAGTTCTTGGCGCGATGCGCCTCGTCGGCGATGAGGATCGCACCCGCGAACGCGGCGGCCTCGGGGGCGGTCAGCGTGTATTGCCCTTTGGGCATCGCGGCCCAGGCCGGCAACCGTTCGTAGTTCGTGATTACGACCTCGCCCTCCGCGGGCGCGCGCAGGGCATCGACCACCACCGGCGTCAGGTCGGGGCGCCAGCGCCGGACCTCGTCGGCCCAGTTGCGCTTCAGGCTCGCGGGGCAGACCACGACCGCGCGGGCCTGCTCGGGCAGGGCCCACAGGACCTGCGCGGTCTTGCCCAAGCCCATGTCGTCCCCGAGCAGGGCGCGCCCGCGCCCCGCGAGCCAGGCGGCGCCGTCGGCCTGGTAGGGGAACGCCCCGCCGGCCTCAGCGCGGGCGCGGGCGGCGGCGGGCAGGTCAGGGGCGGCGGGCAGGTCGGGGGCGGCGGGGGCGGCGGGCTCGGCCCGATCCTGCTTAGGCGCGGGCGGGGGCAGCGTGCCCTCGGGGGCCGTGCGCGCGAGCCAGTAGGTCGCGCAGTCGGTGCGCTCGACGCGGGCGACCTGCGCACGCCAGGTCTTGCCGGCGCGGGTCGTGATCTGCACCACCGTCCCGGGCTCGACCGCGACCGTCGTGCGCACACCCCAGTCGCCGTTGCCGAGTTTCGCGGGCGTGGCCGGCACCGCGGGGAGGTCGGCGGTGGCGGGCGCCTCGGGAGCCGGGGCCGAAGCGGCCGCCAGCGCGTCGGCGAGGACAGACGCGAGCTGCCCGCCTTGGATTTTTTCCCCGGCATGCTCGACGTCGATCACGACCATCGAGCAGGGACCGTAGCAGTCGCGGATCGCGCGGACCACCGCGGGCAGCTGCTCGACCGGAAACTCGTTGCGCCCGCCCGTCCAGCGCCGCCCAGGGATTTCGCGCATCGCCGAGACCGCGCGCTCGTTGTAGGGGCTCTCGACCGCGATCCTCGTCATGCTCACCGTGGAGATCTTCACCCGCGCGCCGCGGCCAAGATTCTCGGCGACCTTGGCGGCCAAGGTCGTGCAGCCCATCAGCGCCAGCTCGACGATCCCGGCGTCCATCGCGGCGCGATCGGTCTCGACGGCCAACTGGTGGACGAGCGCGTTCGCGCGCTCGCGCTGATCGGGGGTCAGGGCACGCGGCGTCGCATTCAGGTAGCCGCGACAGGTTGGGCCGATCCCGGCGGTGACGCTCTCGGCGTCAAGGAGGGGGCGGCCGCATGCGCAGCAGTGCGTGGCGACTAGGGCGGTGCCGGGGGCGGACTCGTACATGGCGTTCACCCGGCCCTCAGGGTGACGATCACCGCGTAAAGATTGTGGCCGGGCCAGGAGACGGCGGCATCGCCGAACTCCGCCCGCATCGCGTCCGCGATCCGCTGCCCATGGTCGCGGTAGTTGATCGCCAGGACGTCGAACTGGCCCGCGTCCTGGACCTGGACCGTGGCGCGGATGGGGTTGCGGGTTAGGCCGGCGGCCTTGAGAGCGGCCTGGACGATGGCCTTGTTTGTGTTTGGCATGCCCCCACTATACACCCCTTGTATCACGCCGCAAGCCCCTTTTTCGGAATTTACAAAGCGCGGTTAGCGCCGGGTAGAGGGGGCTAGGCGGGGGTATCGATGGGGCCCTAGACCCCTTCCGGGGGAGAGGGGAGGGGAAGG